CATGACACCGGAAATGAGTGTCTCATTAAGGCGTTGCTTTGCCGTTTCACCAGCGTTCTTGCGAACGGTAGCACCGTGCTCGACAAGGAACTCTTCATTCAAGCGGAAACCGTTGCGCGGCCAGTGCTTGATTTCAAGCTCCTTTAGACCCATGAGCACGTCCGGCTTGAGAGAGTTTAGGCTCTTGAGTGCCGGTGCGTTGAAGCCCGGATAGGTTAGGAGCCTTTCCTCGTGGTTCCCTAGAGTCTCGTGCATCTTCGCGTTAGGCATAGCCTCACGGAAAGCCTTGCGGAGATTCTTACCCTGGTCAAGCTCGTTCTGTAGGTTGTCCAATCGCTCAAAGCTCTTGTTGAACCGTGACAGACCAAAGAAGTCCTGGGTATCACCGTTGATAATGAAGAGGTCAGGCTGAAGATCAGCGAATAGTTCAATGGCTGCATCAACTAACTCAACGTCGTGCCAAGGAACATGAATATCATTCACCCCACCTACAGTAATCCACTCCTGACTACGAGGTAATTGAATTACAGGAGCCTTGCCGTTACCCCAAAGTTCAGCCTTGGGGATATCAAACTTCGGATCGTAATCATATATGCCAGAATCGACTGTGCGCGATCCCCATTGTTCAATGATCGAGAATGGAATCCTTCGTTGCCCTCGGCTATCAAGGAAGTAGTCAATACTTCCTCGGTCACATCGCTTAGATAGTGCCGCTGCTCCAATTCCTGTTTCAACGGCCGCTTCACGAAGGGTCAAACCATCTTCGTCTCTTCAGGTACTCATTTAGAGATTCTCCTTTACAATTCGTTCTGCAATTTCCATATCAAAGCCTCGACGTTTTGCTATTGTCAATGCTTCAACCTTCCGTAAAATCTGAGTTACCTCATTATCTTCGATATCTAGATGTTCCGAAATAAAAGTATCAACTGACTTCTTGCGATTAGGATAAGATGGACGAGTAAATTGCCGGTTAAGCATCTTCTCAAGATTCTCCACCTTAATGTCATCCTCGTTCTCTCCAAAGTTAGGGAGCAACCCTAAACTCTTAAACAAATTAATAGTGGCAAAGTAATTGGAAATCTTTAAAAAGGATAGACTTCCTTCATTATATTCACGATTCTCAACCAAGCGGCGGATTGCTAACAGATAGTCTTGTCGCTTCAAAAAGAAATCGCCATCAGTTATTCTTAAAAACATTCCAGCATTAGCTTGTGCTTTAGAGTTTTTAACCCCATGATGAACTAATAGATCAACTAACTGATCCTTATTCATTTACGTCTCCTGTGTCGTTTTCCTGATCATAAGGCTTGCTAACCTTAGGAATAGTGAATCCCTCACGAGCACGAGGCAAAGCGTGAAGGATAGTGTTGTCGTCACGAACCGGAAGTTCTTCAATAGGCCCGCCTTCGGCCAGATTTCGCAACTGAGCTAGAGCTTCTTCTGCTAAGCGTACACCCTCAGCCGAACGGTCGAGGAAGTAGCTAACGATAGTCTCTAGCTCCTTAGGCTTCTTGTCTTCTAAACTCATATGACAGTATAGTAGCAAAGTACAGCTACCTTGTCAAGGTTTATGTTGGTGGGTTACCAATTGCTGGCTTTGGTGCGCCTGGAATACCGTTTACTCCCGGCTGTCCAGGGACACCAGGGATGGTAGGTGTATTGTTTGGAACCTGTCCAGGAGGCGGAATCGGTGAACGCTCATCGGATTCTTCTGGGCGCTGTCCACGCTGTGGTGAACGTGGGCCAATGGCCGGTGTTCCACCCGGAGGCGGCGGCATTACGAATGCGTCTCCACCAGGGCCACCCATAGGTGGTGTAACTCCTGTATCCGTGCCTGAAGGTACAGACTGTAGACCCTCAATCTCGGCGCGTAGATCAGGAGGAATTGGTAGGCCGCGTGCCTGCAAGATGTTGTAGGTCTTCACCTTTGCGTCCTGCTGAGCAACGGTCTTCTGGATCATTTCTTCCTGTGTCTTTCCAAGAGCCTCTTCGAAATCGTAGCTCATACCCATTGCGATATCCTGGTCTGGAATCGGAACTCCCTGCTGCTTAAGGGACTGTAAGAATTGGCGCTGCGTAGCTTCGTCTCTGAGGTCTAGAACCTTCATTGTGATATCAGGGATCAGAAGCTTGTTCTTCTCTACGATTACTTCCTGCCCGTCATCGTCATATTCTACAACCTCTTCCATGATCGGAACTCTGGTATCTCCACGAGTCTCATAGTCGTAATGACCCTGAGCCTCTGCTACAATTTTAGCACGGGATTCCCAATGGCGCTTAAGATAACCCTGATAAGTGCGGAGAATCTGTGAAAGGAACTCTGCTTGAAGGGCTGAAGATGCATAAGGTTGAGAGGCTGCACCACCCTGTAGAAGTGACGGGTTAACGCCGAAGGTCTGCATCAGGCGCTTCTCTACACGATCAAAATCTTGGTCAAGACGTGGCATTTGTTCACGCCCGAACACATTCTGCACTTCAATACCAAAGTGATGTACCATGAGGCGGAAGTCACTTGAAAGAGCTACGTCGAACTCGTCTCTCATTGATCGAACGTCATCATACGTAGGAATCCATGGCCCTCTACCCTGGCCCATGTCCTGAATACCAAGCTTGACTAGCACCATCGGAGAGTAAAGTCGTTCAGCGATAGCATCCTGAGAAGCCATCAATTTCTCTTCGTGGATGAGTGTTCGTAATGCTCTAAGGAGAATCGGCGTACCGTGTAGGTCACGAGAGGATGCCTTGAAAGCAACCTGTTTCAGAAGTACATTCGAAACCGGAATGTCCCTCTTGTTCTCAAGGAACGGAATCCATTCCGGGTAGTCTCGCTTAATTAGAAAGGCTACGTCCGCAGGCTCATTCTTCTTAATGATGTTTCGAAGATCATCAAGAGCTTCACCCGCGATAAAGAACTGATCGCCACCAATGATCGGATACTTCTGAACCTTGATCGTTGTCGGGTCAAGCAACTCTTCTTCTTCCCAAATTCCCAGGTTCTCGTTGAAGTGACCTAGAGGAAATGCCTGCCCGAGAGTCCAATACTCACGGCCAAGGTCTACGAGGAACTGCTCGTAGTTCAAACTGTCAAAGAATAGATCTTCATAGAAATTCTTTAGCCCCTTGTCACGACTCTTTAATTCTAATCCAACGAGCGGAAAACGAGTAAAGATATCTACGAGAATCGGGATGAGATAGTGCGTTCTATAGAATAGATCGAGTCACTTGTAAAGCTCAAAGCGATGCATGTCATTATTAATGTCATGCGGAATCTTCTGCGACTGGAAATAATCCATCGGCGTATACATACGGGGAATGCCCGCGAACACATCGCCACCACCAAAGGAACCCACTCGTGAGCTACCTCTACGGCGGGCCATTTCCTCTGCTCGCTTATCATTGCGATCCTGGATGCTTTCAAATAAATCCTTGTTCGGATCTTTGACTAATACTGAACGTGGGCTAGACTTGGCGACATGAAGCGCACCAGAAAGGTAATTCTGAGCCTCAAATCCATTTAATATATCCATTCCTATGTCCTTTCAAGTGCATTTTGTAGTCGAATTCGTGCCTGAACAATCTGGAACAATTCGTACTGTGAATATTTGCCAATCTCTGCTAGGGCGTGATCATTAGGACAAAGCATTATAACATTTCCTAGAACGTACTTGCCGCCCCTTCTCCCAGGCTTAATCCTGTGCTTTGTGATTACTTCAGTGAAGGTACAATCTGGTATCTCACAGTGATTTGGGCCTAAGTTCTTCTTGTAATTTCTCGTGTTCTTGTATTCTCGTGTGTCTTTTGCTGCCATACGAGGCTCTTCTTAGATTGGCGTTTCTACTGCTGCACTAGCTGAGGCTGTCCACCATCAGGGGCATAAGAAGTCGGGCCGATATCGCCCTGTTCTGCTGCTACGTCTCCCGTGTTAACAGCTAGTGAAGCGGGTACGTAGAAGTGGTACTCGCCCTGTACTGCTGCATGATACTTATCGGGAAGATCCGCACCATACTTGTCCTTGATCATATTGTAAACCAAGTCTTGATCCATGTCCATCTGTTCTGCAACCTTCTGGACAACGATATCTACAGGAACTAGTGCCTCATGTGCAGTTGCACGAATTACTGAGGACTGTACTTCCTGATAGTCCGCTGGCATTTCAGGAACTTCAGTTACTAGCTCACCGTTGAATCCAGTGTAGTTGTCGAACACCGCAACAACTTGGACTTGTCCGTTTAAATCATCTGGCCCCAAACCTAGGGATTCTGCGAGCGTGTGAAGATCCTTTTCCTCAAGTGTTGAGAATTGGATCGCCGCTGCACGGTTAGCTAAATCCTGAACCATGTCATCGAAATTATCTCCCGGTACTGCCGGAAGAGGCTCAACTACTGCCTGCTCGTCAACATCAGCGGGTGCCGCTTCCTTAGAAGCTGTAAAAGGAGCGGTGTTACCTGGATTATTTAAACGTTCCTGCGCTAGCTGCTGCATTTCCGCTTGATGAACTTGAGAGACGTGAGATTCTACTTCCTGTTGATTGCCCTGGAAACCACAAAAAGTACATTGCATTCTTGCGTTCTGATCAACTGGCTTGGTCTGTGCGCTCAAATCTTCCTGCTGAATGGTGCCAGGAGCGCCAGGATAATCGGCCTCTTTAGTGGCCTCCTTCTCATCATCTTCCTCGTCCTTCTTTTTCTTGCCCTCGCCACAAGTGCAAGCTGCCTGCTTACCACCGCAATCACAGTCTCCACCGCAAGCTCCACCACAATCACACGCTAGCTTCTTAAGAGCCTCTGTGCAATCGTGACAAACCTTGGTGACTGCCGCTACCCTAGGGTGTAGCTCTGCTCCACAACGGAAGCAGGAGTCCTTCTCCTGGGTGGTATCATAATAGTAAGCGGGACAATCGCACTTCTCGCAACTAGTATCACCTTCAGCATCTTTATGAGAGTCGATCCCATGACCGCACTCGCACTTCTCTTCTGCACCCTGCTTTCGCTCGGATGGGAAAGTGCCGCTCTGTGTATCCTTACTAAGATCAACCTTAGCGTCGGGAGTGCTGGCTTCGTCATAACCAGCACCCGCGACTTCACCCTCATCATCAAATTCGGTGTGCTTAATATCACCGGTTGCCGGAACTTCTTTCTGGTTCTTTACCGGGGCGGTCTTGACCTTAAGCTTCTCGCGCTTAGCATGATCTTTATCGAGAATAGCCTTGGTCAAATGTTCCTCTAGTCTTGAGGAAACATATTCGTGGTCTGCACCCATTTCGTTGCATACTTCGTCAACGATTCTAGCCACATCAGCTTGAACGTGCGCCAGTCTGACAGAAGAACCCTTAACGAATGGCGCTAGCTGTGCATTAAATCTTTCGTTCGCGAGCAATACTGCCGCTTTGTTGGCCTGCTCCGAAGCTAAAAGTGATTCAAACATTTAATCTCCTTATAGATAGAGCGCCGATGTATCAAAATCATCTAGGTCTGATTCATCAACCTCTGTCTCTTCCGCGACCGGGTTTGCCTCAATCTTCTTGGCTGCTGCCTCGCGGACGAATCCAGCAAACTTAATTCTCTGCTCTTCATCGGCCACAAGGCGGTCGGTCTGGTAAGAAGAGGATAGTGAAACGAATTCCTCGTCCTGTAGCTGCTCAACAGTAAGCCTGTCAACCATTTCCTGGGCGGCTACCGCTAAGTCGGCGTCTGTAGTTGCTTCGATATCGTTGAATGCAGAATCAACCCAAGAAGCATCATCTGCTGCACCATAGCTTGCGGTGTTCTTAAACTCGGAAGCTAGTTCGAACTGTGAATCATTGAAGCTATTGAGATATTCCTCGTTAGCCTCTGCGCTATCCTTTAATGTCTTAAAGTCTAATAGATCAGTTCCAGTTGCTAGAACTACACGATCAAGCTCTACCTGATCGCTAAAGCTTAGCTTTGAATCTGTGATCAGAGCCTTTGCGCGGAGATTTAGATTGCGAGCTTCTTCAACCTTAGCCTCAATCTCGTCTCTAGTGTAAGACGGAAGGGTTTCATAGGTTGCATAACGGGCTAGTACTTCCTTTACCGGGGTTTCATAATCCGGCTCTTCAGTTTCCACACGAGTCAACTTCTCTTCTGGGTACTCATCTACTCCACCATCATCAAATCTTACTCCGAAGGCAGGGCCGTAAACGCTTGAGATTATCGAAATGATTGTACCCTCTTCATTATCGACAGCCACCCTATCTCCGGTGCGGAAATCTTCCGCGAATTCCTCAGCCTCAGGAACGTCCTGCGGCTCTTGATCGACGGAAGCCTCGGTGACTAATCCGGTTTCCTCGTCAATGTTATACAACTTTCCGTTTTCTTTGATGATCATGGTATATTCCTCAGTAATTCTTTTACCGCTAGTGGACGTTTGATAGTATATGTTATTATCTCTTTCTGTATCCGCGAGCTAATCCGTAGCCTCCACGGTCACGCCTGAAACCACCACCAAATGAATCCAATTCTGGAAACTGTGAAGTGTTACCTCCAAGCGAGTGGCCTAATACAGGAAGCTGCCCACCTAGCCCGCTATACATATTTGTAATTGAGTCACCAATTAAGGTGTTCACTACAGTCATCATGCAGTCCGCGATATCCTTCGTCTGGATAGGGCCAACTGTCTGCTTGTCAATCTTTCCATTCTTTTCCACAAGGAACTTCAATTCATTTCGCACCAGTTCAATTGAATTCACTCTGGCGGCAGGGTTGAAGGTGGAAGGATGGGGCGCGTGTACGCGGCCTAGGTTGATAGCGGTTCGGAAGTTCTTTGCTCGCACCTCGTTCACCTTAGCCGATGCAAAGATTGAGTACACATTTGTATCCACATTCTGCAACTTACGTAAGTTCTCCTGCAAGATCTGAATTGTCTGCGCTGACTCGTACTGGTCGAACGTGAACTCGCGCGGTCTGAAATTGTTAATCAATTCAGTAATCGCTGGCATGATTTCAAGCCAATCAATAGTGTTATTTTCAAAGTCCTCTGGATAAAATGCATCAATAAAATCAAATACTACATGCTGCTCGGTACCATTTTCTCCATCAATATCTACAAGATGACCCACAGCTAGACCGAAGTTAGCTTTAACGGTTGCAGGGTCGCCGTGCCCGGCATAGATTCTAAACGCTGCACCTCCATACTGTGGAGTCAACGTCTCTCCTAATATAGACTGTGTGAAGGTTGGATCAAAAATACGGTCAACCATTTCGGGATTGAGGAATGCGTCAATAACCTCAGCAAAGTTGGAGCGATACTCAACCTTAAAGGAGTCAGGATCAGCCCTCTCTTCTGCCGCGATGATCGGATCTTCCTCAGGCGAAGAAACTAGAGGGGAAGAAATCTTTGGCTCTCGCTCATAATCCTTGTACGTCTCCCAAGACGGGAACTTAATCATTAGGTGCGTCGGGAACACAGGGATTCCACCCTCAGGAGGGTCAAGCATTAAGCTCTGCTCGTACAGTTCAAAAAACTTACCAGTTTTCGAATACGGCGAACTATTGGCAAAGATCATAGCGTCCTTATCGAACGTTGCAAGAGATGGTGTAGCCGCCTTTCAAATCTCTTCGTCACTCATCTTGGATTCACCCGTAATGAAGTGCGCGAACTCGTCCATGATGAACATCTGAGAAGCGGAACCTCGGAGAGTCTTAGAGTTAGTACCGAAAGCCTTGACAATGAGCGATGCCATGTCACGATCAATTTTGGTACCGCCCGATCTAAGCAACGTCTGCCGTTTGAGGTCGTAAGGTGTTGCTACATGGATTGACTCGGCAACGAACTTTGTGATAAGCTGTTGCTTCTGTAAGATATTGCAGTCTAGGATAGCGTTAGCCGCATCGCCAAACTGGTGGGCCTTAGCCTGTTCCATAGAGTCTGCGATGATAGAGAAATAGATAGCCTTGCCTTCATCCATCCCATAGTGTTTACCCACACTCTCCATAAGCGTAAGCAAATAGATCTTATAAGCAACTGCAATAGCTGTCATAAATCCCTTACCGGATCGACGGCCTCCTACAAGTTGCACTGTTCGAAAGTGAGTATACCCATTGTCTTTTAGATACTTCATTCGATACTCAAGGTTTGGACAAACTTGAGTCTCGTTACCCGGTGTCTCTCACTCGGCAATCACTGACCTATCGTAGTCATCCAAGTCCTGTAAAAAGATGATCTTAAGGATTGTCTTCTGTCGAGGGTACAATGTCTTGCCAAGGTATTTCTTATCCGTGGCAAACGTGATAATGTCTACAGAATCCTTGATCAATGCCGCTGAGAATTGATCGATTAGATTAGGGACTTCGATGTTAGACATTTCCTTCTATATCAGGCCGCTTCTCATTCTTATCAGCCATTTGTCGAAGCTCATGTTGACGCTTCTCAATGTCGAATTCCTGATCTTCGATTCGGTTCACGATAGCCACAGTAGCGGGTAGTCCAGCCAGAACCGGGGTAACATCTACGTCGGCTTCGAACCCAATGTCCTGAAGGCGTCCTAGTAGTTCTTTGTGTAACAAGGCTAGGTTTTCTCCACTTGCAGTTTTGCCTCACCATGCTTGACTCACCTTCTCAACAACATTTGTGATCTTTTCTACTTCATTCTGATATAAATTAACCATTCTTTAGCCTTTCTTACCAGCAAGTTACTCTCCATGAGTAAAGTGATAGCTTCTTCTTCATGCCCATGAAGCCCCTCTTCTGAAGCTGCGGACAGATCTTCTCGGGCTGCCCCTTATACTCTACTTCACCAAGCCACTTTCCAGCCTGTACATAAGCCTGCAAACCGTCGTCACATTCCTTGTACTGCCAGCACTCCTCATTTAACATTCCATCATGGGCGGCAACCATCTGAGCCGCATATGGGCGGGATGGATATAGAAGTTCAATTCCGTTCTTCTGTACAACTGTTAGTCCACGAAGATGGGCCTGTCTTGCTACCTCCATGTACCACTTGAATTCATCATTGTATGTAAGTGGGAATCCAGGATTATTTTCAACTGAGTTGTTCTGGTCTGGCTCCACTCCATCGCATCCTAGGGACACAGCAAGATCAAGTCTTGCTCAAATAATAGAGGCAAATTTAGGCCAAGCTGATTCCCTAATATCAAGCCACTTCTCTCCGCTCCAACCTGTTGAATTTCCAATGACGCTTGCAGGGAATTGATTGGCGTCAGGTCTATAGCTTTCCCAGGCTCCTGTATCCAAATAACAAAGAACCTTCTTGCCCTTAGAATGCAGGCTGTCAATTACACCGGCATTAATCTCTCCGGGTCGTGCATCAAATAAATCAATATCAAACATTTGGGCGTCCACTGTCTGATCAATAGCACCCTGAATCTGCCATTGCCATGTAGTAGTTGGGGTCAACCAACCCGTTGATGAAGTGGAACTAGATGCGAAAACAGCCGCAACGACTACAACAATTAAAGCAAAAATCTTTTTCATAATTAGCCTCCTTCTTTCTCATATATTTTATTAAATTCATCAGCCGCAATAGGATAAGGATACCCATCCGAATCAATCGCTAGCCAACCATCTTCACAAGTTAAAGTTCCTTCTCGGGTTTCAACTTCAAACGGCCCCAAGATTCTAGTTGCCTGAGTTAAATGTGATTTGCGATAACGTGGTCACCGCGAATAGTCTCCTAGATTTCTCTTCGTAAACTTTTTCATTATTGATCTATTACCAACTGTGGGTTTTCTCGTAATTCGTGTGCTCGGGCCACTACCTCAGGAAGCAATTCCTTCGGCACCTTTTCTAGCACCGCTTGTGAAATTGCTCAGACTTGTTTCTGTAGTTCCTCAAGCTGATATAAGTACTCTTGTTTCTGCACATCTTCAAGCATCTTGACAGCCTCAATTGCGTCTCGGTAGTGTACCTTGCTAGCCGGATTTCCCGCCTGCTCAGTAGCCTTCGCAATCAGCAAGTCAAGCAAAGCACGTCCTGAGGTGATTTGACCGATAGCAGAATCCACTAGGATGCCCTGCTCTCTAGCTCGACGGTCTACAATTTCACGTACCGCACGATTCCTAATATCAAGATGCGACTTTGAATGTCGTTCTATGTTCTTTCTAACTGTATCCAATTCTTTCTCAGCAAAATTCTCATCGCTTTCCATAAGCTCCTGAGCTACTGATGTATTGGAAAATCCCGCGACTAATAGTTTATCTACTTTCACTCTCGCGGGTGAGTTACAAACTAAACAGCGTGGCTCACTTCTAACAACACTAGTTGCCTCTGCGATCCCACTCGCTGGTAATTGCTTTCTTTTTGCCATGTTTTCCCACATTAAAGGGGCTTCCCCCTACTTACTACTATCTGTAGAAGGAAGCCCCATGCCGCTTTCTAGCTTCTGCACTATTTACCTTGCGGCCCGCAGGGTGTGTTCTGTTATACATTCGCTGGCCGTCTCTCGACATAGCGTTTGTAACTGCATCATCCACTGTCCCTGATTCAGACCGAACTTCTTTGCGTCACTTAGGTTCAATATGCTCCTGCATCAGGACTCGTGGGCCGTCTTTTTTCTCGGCAATATCCGCGCGGAGCATCATATTGGCGTATGCCTCTAATTCACGAGCACTATACTCGTGTACCTTGCTCTCATCGAAGGGCGGAAGCTCCTTCTCATAGTCTTTTCTTGAGGTGTAAGGTGTACGCATCACTAATTACCCCTCGGACTCGTGAGTTTTAATGTCCTCTGAGGACATATCGCCAAAATAATACTCACTAAGTTGCAAGCAAGCCTGCTTAACGTACTGCCCAACCGAGACAGTAGTGATACCCATCTGCTCGGCTACGTCTTCCTGACGTTGATCCATAATTACGTTAAGGAGAAAGGCTTGCTCCTTACGACTACTCAGGATTGTATTTTCCGCCACAGTTCCATCTTTAAAAAGCTTAAGCGCCCTCTCAAGGTCACTAAAACAAATTGAAATTGGAACTCAAACTTCACTATCCTCCGATTCTGGGACAGCATACTCAATTACATCGCGTCCCGTGTCTGTTACGTACTGTTTAAATGTTAAATAATTTCGATATGCTTCACGCAAAATTAGGAACTTCTTATCTGCGGTTAGGCCGTCATATTTACGAGCCGCCGTTACTTTCTGTGTCATGCTTCTTTTGTTTCTCTTGGTTGATGAAGGCTCACGCTACGGAGACAGCATCGAAAACGTCTTGAGGTAAACCAGACGCCTTAACCCCTTCGATCTTCTGCTCCTTTTTAAGCTCAACGTGACGAGCTTTAATTGTGGCGAACTCATCTAAGACCGCGTTCTTGATCTTAGCTTTGGACGCCTTATGATCCCCTGTTACAGACTTCTTGACTGTTGAAGCTGCTATGTTACTTCACGGTACACCGAACTGAAATGCAATAACCTTGCATACAGTGATAGCCGCCATGACCGAATCACTGTTCGATCCTAGACGGCCGGGTGGTACGGTTTCAGCAACAATCATATGAGGCTGAACTAAATCTAAAAGTCGCGGAAAATCACCAGCAATTTGGTGGATTCCTGCGGTGAGAAATTCGTTATAAGACTCCGGGCCTCTCGGATTGGAGATTAACCCATAAGTTACTAACGTAATTTGCTCATGCTTGTATTCCAGGCTCCCAATTCCTAATCGGATAAGTCCTGGATCTAACCCTAGAACGATCATTGTGCATATATTACCTTCTCTTGTTAGAAGGTATTATAGCATAAGATATACTCCTGTCAAGTATAAACGTGACTAATTAGCTACAACAAGTCCCGCTTCGACCTCATCTAGCGAAGAATCGCCACGAGCCTGTAGCCTAGGATCAATCTCTTCCTTAGTTTCTGGCTTAATATCCTTCTCGAAACAGTAAGAGGCATATGCCCATCGCTCGTAAATTTGCTTGAGTAATTCCTCATCCTTTACGATCTGATATTCACGGAATAGATGCGGCGAATCCTTGCATACAGCTAGGATCATTGCCTTCTCTGTGCCAAGCCAATCCATATAACACGAAACTTGTGCTCTCCACTTAAGCATTGTCCACTCGTTAGCGCCAGCTTCGAATTCCTTCTTACCCATGGTCTTAATATCGACAAGCCATGCTCCATGGCCAGGAATCTGAACGTCAACCAAGTCGGCTGTGCCACTTCCAATAACTTCCGGTGACTCTAGGATCGTCTTAAGAAGGTGACGCTCCACATTCTCAGGCAAGACAAAGCCCATATGGATTAAGAGGTTCTGAATGTAGCCATGCCACATGTGACCGCAGTCAAAGGTACGCTGTAGCGCAGCGTTGACCGGCTTGTGTAGCAGGAGTCCCTTCTTCTTCTTCCAAAGATCAGTCGGACTAGTGAAGCAGTCACCCGAAGGATGATAGTAACCGTCACTCTTCTTGAAATTGTTAATCTCTATGACCCACTTCTCCGGGAAGTTTTCCCGCTTGGTTAGATGTGACTCAATGTGCGGGACAAGGATGGAACCCTGTCCTGCTGTGAGTGTCTTTAGTAATTTCTTACTGTCGAACTTTGCCATACTTTTCCAATTCTTCTAGTTGTCGTTCAGCAGCCTTATTCGGTAGGTAATTTTTACCAAATTCAACACTGTCAAGCTTGTTCTGAATTTGTCCTAGCCAGTCACCCGTATCCCCACGTACCATTTTAAGATAGCGAAGACCCTCTCTAAGATTTGAGATTTCATACTCATCCAATGGCAATAAATATTTCATTATGCTCTCCTAAGTGCTTCGTTACGGTACGCTTCAACTTCCTCGACTAACGCACTCAACATTTCTGCATCCACAACCATTAAGTCAGTTGTCTTCTGCTTATCCCTCTCAAGGAATCGGATCGCGAGAGACGGAAACTTACCTGAGTGCTGCTTCTGGACAATCTCTTCCCAGAATGAAAGCTTGAGGCTATAGGACTTCTTCTCCGTGGCCTCGCACTCAGTTACAGCTACATCAGACGTAACATCAACGGGATCGTGAAAGCTAGCGCCGCTAGACTTAGATCTACGAGCATTAGCCCAATCCCATATTTCAACAATCTTCTCTTCATGTTCCTTTCCCATCTGACTGGTGGACAATGGCCTGATACTATTCATTATTCTCCAATGGATACATACTCTGCACTTCATAATGACCATAACCGTCAAGACGAGCACCAATTCTCTTTAGAATTATCTCTGCCTCAGTTCTATCACAATCACGCCATTCCATCATAATCTGAATTAGTTCTTCGCGTCATTGTGCTGCTTCTTCTTTATTCATTAGGTACCTCGTTAACTACAGGATCAGCAACAACATCGAATGCATCGTGCGCGACACCATTAGAAGTCTCTTCCATGATGTTACCGGCCGTGTTGTAAGCTGCTAGAACCATATTTCGACGTAACTCTTCGATCTTATCAGGGTTAGCCTGCAAGAATTCAATGACCTTATCCTTACCCTGCAAGTTACCATCTGGGAAGTCTGGGTGGCGGAACCACGCACCGCCCTGCTGGATTACACCAGTCTGTAGAGACGTGTCTAGGATATCCTGGAAGCGGTCAAAGCCATACTTGTGGCCAGGCGTTTCGTAGTTCCAGAAATTCCACCCTGCGGAGCGTCGTGGTGAACCAACTTTGCTCTTAACAAGCTGAGCACGCACACGATAGCCTGCGTCCACCTTGAAGTTATCTACCTTCACAAGCTCTCCCTTGAAGTCCTGCTTGTTCGGCTTAAGGTGTACACGGAGAGTAGCAAAGTGATCCTTTGCGTGGCCACCCGGTGCCTTCTCAAGCGTGAATGTACCGGCCTGTTGGTCACGGATCTGGTTTAAGAGGATCGGCACACATTCTGTCTTACGAGCGTACTGAGCCGCCTGCTTGATCATCTGTGTGACCATTGCGGACTGTCCATACGCCTGCTTTGCGTTACCAACCTCAAGTTCCTTGTCTGTTCCCATTGCACCGATGGAGTCAAATACGACAACATCGAATGCGTTGCTGGAAATAAGCTTACCGAAGAGGTCTACCGATTCCTGACCCAAATCTGCATCCTCAATGAGAACGCGATCTAAATCGATCTTCGGAGCGATCTTCAATGCCCAATTTACCCATGTTTCCTGGGTAATCTTGGACTCTAGATTAATGAATGCAGCATGACCACCTTGACTGGTCACAGATTCAATTGTGAGTAGAGAGAGTGCTGTCTTACCAACCGATTCCCTACCATAAATTTCGACTAGTGTGCCGCGTGGTCAACCACCGATGCCGGTAGCAAAGTCAAGGGCGAATAGTCCTGTTGAGATTACCTTCACGTTTGGTGCCTCCCTCATAATATAGGCTCGGTCGCCCATAGCCCTTTTTAGTTCCTTCTTCATTTCCTGAAATGCTTGTTCTCTACTCATTAATCCTGCCTAAATAGTATTTTAACTTCGCGGAGATTAATTCCCCGCTCATTTGCGGCAATCGTGAAGATTCCCGCTGTTCTCGTCTTCAATGCAAACCGGAGACGGTGTAATTCCTCCTGCCATACGGTCATGTCTAGTGTCAACCCCTGGTTCTGGATCGTAAGCCACGCCATGGCAGTTCCCTTCTTGGTCTTCGTCTCTCGGACACCCACAATCACGCCTGCAACTTTGAAAAGCTTCTGGTTGGGTGCGACGGTATGGCGCTCTAAGACGGTTTCAAAGTCAACGCATTGTGCCTCTATCATATCAGAATATTGGTTGAGAATCTCGTCCGAATTATCGGATAGTGCAATTCCCAATAGATTTTCTTCAACCTCAATAAGATCGCGATCCTTTAGCTCAGTCAATTGCCGCAAGCTTTCAATCTGACCCTTGTGGATGGCTACCTTGCGAAGACCGTTCTTGAGAGTAATCTTCTTATCGTCTCGTTGAGACACTTCTAGAAGATCATCGAAATCTTTGAATGGCTGATTAGCCTCAATCCACCTAGCGGCGGCAATTCCAACACCTTTCACGTCCGCATAACCGTAACGAATACCCTGTTCTTCAATGCTTGCCTCTGCTTTAGAGACATTAAGCTCAGGACGAAGAATCGCCACGTCCATTCGCGGAGCTTCCTTCACGTAGGATGCCAGCTTCTCCTTCTTACCTTCCTTAACGACTGTTCGCATAGAGGCGAGATAGAATTCTCTCGGGTACTTCCACTTTGCATACATCGTCCAAAGGAGGATGATACCGTAAGCGGTAGAGTGAGCCTTGTTGAAGGCGTACTTAGAAAAGTTTTCGATCATATCCCAGACTTCCAAGCCAAGGGTCATACCTTCAGTAGAAGATGGGTGTATCAACTTCTGTGTATCAGGATGATTAACGAACCGTGTGAGGAAATCTGGCTTAATCTTAGCCATTTCTTCCCTTAACTTCTTACCCAAAATCGCACGAACGTTATCGGCCTCTTGTAGTGAGTAGCCTAGCTCACGGAAGAGTTGAATTACTTGCTCCTGGTAAATGAATTCACCGTAGGTATCGCCTGCAACCTTCTCTAGCAGAGGATGAATATAATTAACCTCTTCACCGTTACGACCCTTAAGATAGCGTCTATCCGATCCAGCGATGAGAGGGCCGGGACGATTCAATGCCGTGATTAGAGCGAGTTCTTCGACATTACGTGGCTTTATCTTGCGACAAAGCTCCTTAACCCCGGCCTTCTCTTCGACTTGGAACAATCCTACGGTCAGCCCCTTCTCTAGAAGCTCGTACATTTCCGCAGGATGATCTTCGTCTTGTAGTGACTGAAAATCGATAGGTTCGATACCCTGTTTCTTGAGGATGCTATTAAGCTCCATTAGAATATCGAGGTTTCGCAAACCTAGAACGTCTACCTTCATAAAGCCCTGCTTGTCAGCAGTTCGATAGTCGAACTGCGTTACGGGCTTCTTCTCTTTCGCGTGCCAGCGTAGGGGGAATGAAGCGGCTAGTGGCTCATCAGAGATTAAAATGCCCGACGCATGAATACCATACGTGAACGTGTTCCCGTATAGCTGCTCAGCATATTCGAATAGGTCAGGGTACTTAACCCGCCAACCCGTAAGCTCAGGAATCTTATTGAGTGCTTCCCAATTCGGCTGTAGTCCTGATTCAATTGCGCCTTCAATAACTTGAGAAATTTTCTTGATATCGTTGAATGGAATCTCCATCGCGCTACCCAACTTCTGAATTGCGTTACGCCCCTGGTATGAGGTTACGGTACCAATGTCAGCAACGTATTCCTCTCCGTAAGTGCGGATTAGATAGTCGCGGATGAATTCTCGTCCGAACGTGGGAAAGTCAGTATCGATATCAGGTAAGGAGCCTTCTCGTCCGGCGTTGTAGAAGCGCTCAAAGATGAGTCCGTACTTGATTGGGTCGATTTGGGTGATTCCAACCAAGAATGCAATCAGCGAACCCCCCACCGATCCACGACCAGGGCCAACAAGATGACCAGAACTATTGGCATAAGCAATAAAGTCGCGAACAATCAGAAAATAATCCACAAGATCAGCTTCGAAGATGACCTTGAGTTCTTCCTTGAATCGTTCCATATATTCATCTGAATCTAGTCCCTTCTCTATGATTTTAGTACGGTATCCGTCAGAAGCTAGGTCGAAAAGCATAGCCCTAGAATTAGCCCACTTGCTCTCCGGGATGAATACAGGGACATGTACTTTTCGGCCTGGGAAAGTGACATTGCAACGATCAGCAATAAGATCGCTTGTTTCAACAGGCTCAGAATCCCAATCCAAATGGTTAAGAGCCTTATTAACCTCGTCTTCACCCATGATATAAAGGTCAGGAATGTGGTGTGGCTCGGTACGAACAGAAACCTTCTCCTGATACCTCATACAGAGCACAGTTTCGTGAAGTTGGTACTGACCAGGGTAAGCATAATGTGCGTCATTTGCATACACCATCGGGATACTGTTCTCTTTAGCGAGTGCTTCAAGCTGCTTGTTAAGATCGTGCTGCCAAATCTCTCCGTAAGTAGATACCTCTAGATAAAAGCGGTCACCAAAGATATCAAGGTAACGAGCGAGCAACTGCTCTGGATCACCAGCGTAGGAATTGCCTCTAAGAGCCTGTGGGATCAATCCTAAGCCGCAGGCAGAGGTAGCGATGATACCCTCATTATACTTCTCTAGAAGCTCCCAATCAGCCCTAGAATTATAGTAGAATCCTGTCGTATGAGCCTCCGAATTAAGGATTCAAAGATTGCGCAGACCAGTGTTATTCATCGCTAACAAGATCAGGTGAAAGTTATCTGCCTTCTCCTTGGTCTTAGGATCAGTTCGAAATCCTAGGTTGGTCTGTCTAACACCAGTAGCCTGATACGCTTCAACACCAAGGATCGGCTTAACACCGGCCTTGGTCATTTCGTTATAGAATTCATAGTGGCCAGCTACAACATCATGGTCAGTAAGTCCACAAGATGTGAACCCTAGCTCCTTACAACGTGCAGCCATTTCAGCAGGCTTTGCCAATCCATCCAAAGCTGAGTAATGTGAGTGACTATGTAACGGGGTTGCCAACTTCTTCCTCCTGCCATGCCCACTTACGAGTGGAATAGTAATGACCGCTTAAATGACCAGAAACCAACTGGCATTGCTTATCGGAGTAACCCATATGCTCGCACCGTTTAGTCTCATCAAAGTGTTCTGAAACAGTTCTCATTGCCAGCTTTTCCTTCCGTGCTTTCTTAGCCATTATATCGGCTCGGTCATTCCAGTAGTTCCCAGAGTGACCCTTAACCTTTGTAAATTCTACCTCATGATACTGAACAAGTCCAGCGAGAATTCTCCACAAATCTAGATTTGGTCTGTGCTCCTGATTCTCTTCAAACCACCGCTCGTACCATTTATTCTTCAAGGTCTTAAGCATGTAAGTAGAATCAGAAACAAGGTGAATCTTTGCAGGGGTTTTAAAGGATCGTAACCCCTCAATCGCAGCCATCAATTCCATTCTATTACTCGTGGTGGATTCCTCCCATCCCGTTAATTCGGTCAGAGAGGAACCCACCTTGATAATAGCGCACCATCCCCCGGTGCCTCTGGTATTGTCGGCGCTACCGTCAGTGATGATGGTGGCCTCTACCATTTTTAGTAGCTATCTACAGTCCTCTTGCCAGATTCAAGCTCTTCCCGAATCTTATCAAACTCGCTGTCTCGACTACCATTCGGAACCGTACCAGCATCCTCTACCGGCTTAGCATCCTCACCAAAGGCAGGCTGAGAATTAGCTCCGATATCTGCGACCTGAGCATACTTTTCATCCGAACCCATGGCCTCTAGAATCTCTGTGATATCAGGCACTTCGATACCAGAAAGATCAGGAAGCGGAGCCTTAAGCTCAAAGTGATGGTACTTCGTGTCAGTAGATGCACCTTCACGAACGATTTCCCACCCGGCTTCGCGGATATCGCCGCCGTTCTCGTGGTAAGCTGCGAGATAGCTGAAGAAGTTCTTGGATGCCTGAGTGACCATACCCCAACGAGGGTAATCCACGTCCTGGCCATCCTTATTCTTACGCGTATCATACGCGACCTTAAGGCCAACGGTCTTCTTACCATCCTTAATAGCCTCAAGCTCGACAGCCATAGCTACGAACTTAACGGTAGGCTCGTGCCCTACGCGGTCGCATAGCTCACAGTAGCCGCCCGACTCATCAATCATTGACTCGTCCTTGCGACATAGGAATGACTCATAACGGAAGCCCTGTTCACGGGTGTCATCCGGTACTCGTACAAAGTTGTGGAGCGCGACCTTCGGAATCTCATCTGCGCTTGTCATCCAAGCCAAGGTCTTACTATCTCCTGCCTTCCAATAAATGTTAGGCGTCCAGCGGGTCTTCTTCGTTCCCGCTGCTTGCTTCTGAATTTCCTGAATTCCAGTACGGAATTTACTCATTGATTTATCTCCTTCTTAGAGTCTTTTATATATTACCACATTACAGTGGGTCGTGCAAGTATTCGTTATACTATTTTGTTTCCTTTTCAGGAACTAAAGCAGGAACATCGGCCGCTGGCTTATCCTCAGAAGGGCGAACCTTCTCTAGAT